GTTTGCCCAACCGTTGTAGGTCTGTGCGGTCATGTCGTTTCGTTTGACTGAAGTCAGTATAAGGGGTAAAGGGGTCGCCCAGGGGGCATGAGTGGACAGCACGCTCACTGGCACACAAACTTCGCGTTGTTGAAGTTAGCATAACTGAAACGCTCACGATTAACCAGTTTCATTGTACCAAACTCATTGGAGTAGACATAACCTTCGGAGTCAATTCGATCATATCCAATGTAAGCAGCAGGACCATCATTACGGCAGAGATAGAGTGCATCATCCTTGATAGATTTGATCAGTTTCCAGTAAGCAATCAGAGTGTAATCACAGTCAAATGCATTATCATCAATCTCCACACCTTCGCGGATACACTTATTCAATTCCTGCTTAATCTGCTTTGCTTTCTTCTCATCAACAAAGGTCACATTCTGTGCCATTACTTTAGCAAACTGAATCACCTCAGAGAGGTCACTGAAGGATTGGAGAGAGGTGTCATAATCACCACTGAAGATGCGTGCCTTGGGTTTCACAAACTTACAATAGGCAGTGTCAGTGATAGTGAACAACATAGGGATTGCCCAACTATCACGGAGGTCATCATTTGCCTCATAGTAAGTATGCGGAGCAATGATGATGTTTTGGTCGATTACTTCTCCGAAACTGTAAGTGATAGTGTTGGGAGTGTATTCAGACTCTCCGCCAAACCCAATAAAGTCGCCTTGAAAAATGGCGTCTGTATGAGGTAACCAATCAAAACAAGCGTGCAGAATTGTTGCAACTTCACCTGTGTGGTTCGCATCAATGTCCGCATGGGATTCGTTGATCTTAATCTTTACTTTGTTGAAGACACTTTTGGTCCCCACGAAGTGATTACCCGTGGCAGGATTGCGACCCCAGACAATAGCGGGAGCGCCGTCGATCTTCACGGACAGGGCACCTGCTGCCTCAAACCAGTCCAGGGCATTCAGGTCGCCCGTGAGGATGGTGTCTTCGGGGTGTTCGATGTGTTTGTTTTGCATGAGAGTAGTATGGCAGGTCCTGGGGTGCTTTGGGGGGTTTGGTGGACGGTTCCCCAACTGTCACACGATGCCGCAGGTCTCCAGCATGTTATAAAGGTTCTCAGTATTGAAACGCTTCAGGTTCTTTTGGGAAATGGTGTGCTTATAAGAACCCACGACTTCTTTGCTCATATTGGTAGTCATCGTCTCACAAAGATACTTGTGGGAAGCAATGTCAAAGAAAAACTCTTCGGGTCCAACACCAAACAAGAAGGCAAAGTCATAATCAACGTCCTTACGAAGACCATTGAATTGATGAGAACCATTGACATCTTCAGTGGCAGTCTTCACCTCAATCTTATACTCTTTGCCAGTAGGAAGAGTGATGAGAATGTCATACTCACCCTTACCTTTGTTAATCACACGGCACTGAACATCATCACCGTAGACTGCATTCAGAATCACAAGAATACTGGTGGCAACTACATTCTCACCAGCATCACCTTGAGGAGTTTTGGATGCATACTTCCAGATATGGTTCTTCTTAGGAGTACCGTCTGCATTGATCCACTTATTATTCTCTGCCTCGCGAGCGGCGAGTGCTTCGGTGTTCTCCTCCAGGATGTCTGCCAGGTTGATGTTGGCAAGGTTGGCAGCGGTGACGGGCATCGGTGTCGTTTGAACTGAAGTCATTATAGGGGCAGGTGGGGGCACTTGTGAGTATGTAGTGGACAGTTCCTCAAAGTGTCCCCAGTCGGCTGGTTGGGGACCTGCTGGGTCTTATACTAAGGGGACAACGGAGGGAGGGGCAGGGTCGCCCTGATGACGAAAAAGGTCGTCACTCAGGCAGCCAACTTTTCAGCCGACTTAAGTATAAAAAAAGGGGACACGAATGCCCCCCAATTCTTTATGCAAACATGAAACCATTGGTGAAATCATACTCATTGTAAACAGGGGAAGTTCCTGCCTGTCCAATGAACTTGTGAACGAACCAATTGAAGTTCCTTTGGAATACACATTCGCCCTTGATTCCGTGCTCCGAAAGAATAGCATTCAGACGGGACTTAGTGGTGGCAGACTGATAACCACCATCAAAGATTTGCACGAAGTCATCACCTACAACAGCAATAGTGTTGCCATGGAGACGAACAATAGACTCGTTAGTTTCAGGATCGAAAGTAACAGAAGTGTTACCAGATTGCCAGTTCAGGTTGTTAGAAATGGCGTTGTTCATTTCGCGTTCGATCTTACGCATGGAAGTCGTTTCGTTTGAACTGAGGTTAGTATGGCAGCAATTGGGGGGCAATGGGGAGAATGGTGGACACTCCCCCGACTGTCACATGCCGTTCAGGAAATCTGCCAGTGCTTCGCGATAATCATTCTCAGTCTCAAAGGTCCGACCGTGAATAGTCTTCGGAAACTCTCCCAACTTAGCAGGTTTGGTGCATTCTGCCACGGTGTAACCTTTGGATTCGATGTAATCGGTGTAAACGTTTTGCATCAGGTAGTTGTCAGTTTGAAGTGCGAAAGTGCAGGGGTCAGTGTACATCAGGCAACTAGAAGATTTCGTTAGCAACAACTTCCCATGCTTTGTAGAACATATCCCAAGCAGCATTATCATAAACGAAGGAGTGGACACCTGCCTGCTCACAGATATATTCGTAGCACATATCTACATCAGGATTCATTTCATAAAAGAACCCAGACATGCTGTTGATTGCATCAACAAAAGCAGGATCTTCGATGAGGGATTGAAACTTGTTCTTCATGGTGTGTTCCTTTGACCCTTCTACAATACACGGAAACGGACCCCGTGCCCATTTTGTGTGCCACCTTGCCAACTGGTCGGGCAGCCGATCAGTTTGTATCACTCAGTGCTTTAAACTTTCCAGAGTTTCCTCATCATAAAGGTCCAACACTTCCTCACGAATCTCTTCCTCTGTACAATCTTTGTATGCATCCATTAACAAATCATATGCTAATTGACAGAGGGTGTCCATATCCATTCCGTCAATAATCATCTCACAATAGTTGGATTTGAGATTGTTGAGGTCTTCGGTGTTCATGAGGTGGTTCATTAGTTTGAGGGAAAGTTACGGCAGACAGCATCACACAAGACACGAACTAAGTCATCGAATTGTTCCTGTGAGTTGGGGAAATGTTCGCAGAAGAACTCATCACAAATAGCATCAATGTCCTCCATAAGTTGTTCCCTTGCCATCAGGATTAGGAGTTTGTTGTACTCTTGATGTTGCTGAATGTCGGTCATCATCAGTAATCGTAGTTAGAGTTGATGTAAGATTCTACATTGAACTTCTCTTCTTTCTCCCATTCTTCTTTGTACTCAATGACATCGAAGATCTCACCAGGAGCATCAGCAATCTCAGACCAAAGTTCATCAAACATGGGGAAGTTTCTCAACTGTTGATACAATACACGAAATTGGTGTCCTGTGGGGGTTTGGTGGACACCTCTCAGACTGGCACAACGACGCCAGCAATAATCATAACCTTGCGGACATCTTTGTAGAATTCCTTACACTCAGGCACGAACACGGTATTAATCCATGCCCAGAAAGTCTTGGCACCTTCGATAACACGAAGCACGAAAAGTTGAGTGCGTTCGGTCATATTGTGCTCTTGCCACTTCTCTGCCACGATGATAGCAACGGCAGTCAAAAATGCACAGAAGATCTGTACACTATCCATGAAAGTGTTGAGGTGTTTCTTATAATCAATCTCGGTCATCATCTCCACGAAAGCATCAACGGGAGGGAAGGATTTGGTCAGTTCCATTGTTGTTTTGAGAAAAGGATTATGGAGGGAAAATGTAGCGAATTCCCGACCACATAACCAATGTAGAGCATAACCAACCCCAAGTCAAGGGGTCCGGACCAGTTTCCCAATTGGCACAGTGATACGAATTCATATCAGAAAATTATAATCTGCAGGATATGATACGAATTCATATCAGAAGTTTACACCACGTGCCAATCTACGAACTGGCACACTACCAGTCCAGCTCGAATTCTTTTACTCTAACATGGAGATCTTCATCAGATTCTAGATCTAGCAGTTCTCTCCAATTGAGATCTTCTAGTTCTAAATCACTGTGACACATGATGTCTAGTGTAACTGTAACTAGGCGTTTGCTATGTATCGCGGGCATGTGAT